GACTTTGTCACCTTAGCAATATTGCATTCTTTCATGCACGCGATTAACCATTCTTTTTGCCTGGCAATGCGATCATCTAGCTTGAGAAGACGGACTGACATGGCATCCATCGCATCATCAACCGCTTGCGCTTCCGCTTCCAGATTCTTAATGTACTTGGCGTGCTCGATTAAATGGTCTTCCATGTCATCGTGTAACGTTTCAAGAGATGCAAGATCATTATGGTCTAGCTCTTCCTTGTCCAGCAGTTGCTGGTATTGGGCTTTGATGGGGTATAGGTTCATGATGCGTCCTCCTCAAAATATTCATTCATTACACGCTTAACCAGTTCCAGATCATTGGGTATCAGCTTATCCCGAAACATATCCATGGGAGATTTTGCCAAATGGATCCCGTCGTTTTGCGTTAAAAATTTATGCTCACCATCTACGACCAGTGCGTGCAGTACAATGCTAGCCATGCCCTCAAGGCACACTGTGTTGTCGATCAGCTTACCAACAGTTTTACATTTAATCATGCCATCGCCACCTTGATCAGAATGCGACATCACAAACGAAGTGAGATCAGATCGACAGTGCGCCAGGTCATTCATAATCTGCCAAGCAGCTTTGCCCAGTTCCGAATATTTTTCGTAACCCTTAACCAATATCTTGGCCATATACTCATTCGTGATCGTATATGAGAAGTCATCGATTATTAAGTTACGAATATCAGGACGCTGCTGGTTAACGTACTTAATGACTTTTAAAATAGTCGCACTGCTATCACTTGCAAAATAATTACCTGTTTTTCGATCATCAGATAATGGGGTGTACTTTGCATTCGCACCTTTAAAGGGTAGTTTTTTATCCAAAACATTAATAATAAACGTTTCTGCTGGATCAAGGGTTCGTAATGACGAACTTTTTCCAGTTCCAGAATGCCCTATCACTAAAACGCAATTACTCATCTATCACTCCCCCGTCTTTTCATGAAAACAATTCCCACACATACCCGATTCGACTATTTCAGATTCGCATTCGCATATAACGCATAATTTAATTTCATTGTTATTAAAACTCATCTATTCATCTCCAAAGTTAAATGTTAAATCCGCCGGGAATATCTCGCTTAAGTCATTCGGCAGCACATCTGGATGCAAGCGACAAATGCTAATGACTGCGCGTGGGCTGATGCGCCTGACGCCATCACGCCATCGCGATATATCGGATGGGTCTTCATTAATCTCGCGCGATAATGCGCGTATAGACTCATACTTATCCAGTATGTCTTTAAACCTTATTTTCGCCATATGGGATCACCTGTGATTGGGTCTGGCTCGCAGCTCAAACCGTTATGTTTCATGGTTTCAACATGCCTATCAGCCATCTCATCATCAAACAATTCGGATAAATAATCATGATGCTCTTCGTATAGCGCGGTGCGAATAGCCTCACCTAAAATTAATGCCTCATCCGTTCCACATGACTTTATATAATTACGCATAGCGGTAATAACATTATTATCAAGCATCGCATGAGGATCATCATTAGATGCGAGCAAAACTAAATCGTCTTTTTCAATGCCTGATAACTCGCTATAGCTCTTGTAGCCATCTATCTCAATCAATCCTTTTATCATTTTTCGTAAACTTCTTTCTTTTTCCATACATCCTCCTATTGCAGTAATGGGAATGATACAGTATACTTGCCATGGTTACAATATAACTTAAGGAATAAATAAATGGCAAGAACGAAAGGTGCAGTGACACTGCCCAGTTATCATCGTGAATTAGTGAAATTAATTAAGTCACTAGAAAAGCGCGTGGCTAAGGCTGAGAAGCAATTGGTTAAACTGAGTGTAAAGCCAGTTAAGAAGGCTAAGAAAGCATAAACGTGATCGCATTCATCTAATTGGATAAGAGCCAGCTTTATAGGGGCAATGGGAGTTCGAATCTCTCATGCGATCAATTTTAAAGGAATAATATAATGACAGAATTTGCAGGGCAGCAAGACGCCTATTTCAATGGCTGCAAAAAAGGCAGCAAAGAGATGTATGACGAGATACGCGAGTATCTAATTAAGCAGCATCGTAAGTATAAAGAGGATGAGCAACACGCTAAATCGCATGCCATATGGCTTGTGCTGCAAGATTTACATGACATGTATCACTGTGGGAGAGGGTAATGGTTAAGGTAACGTGCGAACATTCAGGTATTGAGTTTGAGACTAAGGACATACAGCAAAGCCATGACAAGCTCTTGGAATTTGTTATTAAGATATCCAAAGCTGACGAACCATCTCGGCGTGTATCTATGCAAATCGTTCATGAAGCAAGAGATTTATTAAAGGAATTGGAATGCTAACACTTAAAATCATAGGCTTTACAGTATTATTTATCGCGGCGGTTTGGGTGGTTTGGAGTTTGGTGTGATTCCTCAATTTATTAAATGTCTATTTGGCGATCATGAGTTTATAGATGCACCATGCTGGTGGGATGGTCGATTAAAGCCAGTTGTTTGCCTTCATTGTGACACGTACAAGTTTGTGTGGAATAACCAAGCAGGAGTGAGTGATGTTCCTACTAACTAAAAATTTAGACGATTGCGAAACCCTAATACCAATCAGGAGCATTGGCGAAGTTATTTTGTATGACAAAGACGATGAATTAAAAGACGATCTAGTTTACTCGATACTAATTTTTAGTAATGAAGAATCAACATCAATCGCAAGAGAAGATTTTTATACACCGGACGAAGCAAGAAAGCGGTTTGCCGAGATATATAGGCAATTAGCAGGCTAGACTGCAACACTACCAGAATCGCATAAATTATTGCTGTAGAGCCATAAAGTGAATTTATGGCTGTAGAGCCATAGGAGAAATTATTTAGACCAAAGACTGATTCGTAAGGTGGTGCATCAGGTAGAACCCAGCGGCTTTGCTTAAATTGGCGTATCCGCGCAGTACGCAGGCCACCTTGCGAATCAAGTGTTTGGTTTAATTTAAATAGAGGAAATATAGATGTTGGAAGACATGAAAGTATCACAATTAGTAAAATTGGTAAGCGCATTAAATGATAGCGCTCAACAACCGCAAATGTGTTTTTGGAATGTTGGAAAAGCATACTTTATTCGCACTGTCACGATGCACTTGGTTGGCGAATTAATAGCCTTTAACGATAAAGAACTCTTATTGAGAAACGCTTCATGGGTTGCTGACTCCGGCAGATTTCACGATGCGCTAAAAACAGGTGAACTCAATGAAGTGGAACCGTTTATTAACGATGTTATTTTAAACCGTGATTGTATAGTCGATGCTACGGAGTGGCTGTTTCAATTACCAAAGGTGCAAAAATGAACTATGCAGTTTTAAAAGCTAATGAGTGGTCGCGGTCGTGGTCGCGGTCGTGGTCGCGGTCGCGGTCGGGGTCGGGGTCGGGGTCGGGGTCGTGGTCGGGGTCGCGGTCGGGGTCGTGGTCGGGGTCGGGGTCGGGGTCGCGGTCGGGGTCGTGGTCGTGGTCGGGGTCGCGGTCGGGGTCGGGGTCGGGGTCGTGGTCGTGGTCGTGGTCGGGGTAAAAATCAAGTGTTTGGTTTAATTAGGAGGATGAAATGGAATACGTGGCAAATCCAGTTATTGTAGATGCTTACAAAATTGACCGATGTTTGACGGATGAAAGTGGCAACTATCAAGTCAGGTTAGACAATGGATTATGGCAAACACCAACACTTGAAATGATGGCTCGCTACAAGCCTACCATTGGCGACTATTGGGTAATTCAATCAGATGGCTATGTGTACCTTAATCCCGCTGATGTTTTTGAAAGAAAATACTCACCGTTACAAGGCACTGATTCTTTACCGCAACCAGAAATAGGTTAAACACAGGCAGCCATAGCATAACGAATGCAGCCGACCTGTAACGGTTGATGCAGGTAAAATCCTGCTGGCTGTCCAGAATGGATGAGAAGATGAAAATATTAGTTGGATGCGAATTTTCAGGAATAGTACGCTCCGCATTTCGCAATAAAGGTCATAATGCCTGGTCATGTGATTTGTTAGAAAGTGAAGATAATAGTCCGTATCACATTCAAGAAGATTTACTCTCTATTTTAAATAATGGATGGGAATTAGCTATTTTTCACCCCCCCTGCACATACCTAACTAATGCAGGTGTTTGCCATCTTCATAAAGATAAATCCCGGTGGGATTGTATGCGAGAGGGTGCTGTATTTTTTAAAGCATTACTGGATGCTCCCATACCTAGAATTGCAATTGAAAACCCTATTATGCACAAATATGCAATTGAGATCATCGGGCGCAGGCAAGACCAACTGATACAGCCATATATGTTTGGCCATCCTGAGAAAAAAGCCACCTGTTTATGGCTTAAAGGATTGCCACCATTAGTACCAACGAATAATGTTAAAGAGGAAATGCTTTTGTTGCCTAAAAATAAACAACAGCGATTGCATTATTTACCGCCTTCAAAAGATAGGTGGAAGCTTAGAAGCATGACTTATCCGGGTATCGCCATGGCAATGGCAGAACAGTGGGGATAATACATTTAATTGGAGAAACAGATGAATAAAAGATTATGTATATCATTAGGATTGATGTTAGCCCTTATTATTATCATGCCATTTCAATGCGCAAGAGCTTCTAGCTGGGAGTGCATTAACAGAGTTGTGTTATGCCATACATGGCGAATGGCTGTATATGGTGGCTGGATTGTATCAGGTGATAATTCAGCGGGTGGCAGTGACCACACCTATGCCATGACATTTGTGCCTGATATAGAGCATAAATGGAAACTGTGATGCCATTTAATTGTACCAACCTTATCACACAATTTTGCTGTGATAGGTTTATAACAAGTGAGGTGGAAGGATGAAAATATTAAAGTTTACTGATAAGCGATATCTCGTAGTCGATAAAATTGAAGCATATGGTATTCAACAGCAAGAATCATGCTGGATAGTATGGGTTAATATTGGAAATGTGTCTTACAGCAAAGATTGCGACACTGAGGAAGAAGCCAGAACCGAGCTAAAACTAGTTGATGACTGTTTTTATATTTAAGAAAAGGTGGAAGTATGGAATTTGTAGAAGTATTAAATTTTATGAGAATGGGTGAAAAAATAACTAGACCGATTTTTGCTAAAGGTTTTTATTTTAGCTTAGAAAACTTTTGTGATTATAAAGGAACATTTATCACTCAAGAAGATATTGATGCAGGCGACTGGGAGCTGGTAAATGACAAACGAAGCTAAGTTCGGGGAGTGGGTGAGCGTGTCTGATAAAATGCCAGATGCGGATGGTCGTTATTTAGTATGTTGTGATTATTGGTCTAAATGGATTGGTGTTGATGCATTAAGAAATGGCAAATGGGGTGATGAAAAAGTATCTCACTACATGCCACTGCCACTACCACCGAAGGATTGAGAGGATGATACCAAAATTATTTGCTCTTAAAATGTGTCCTTTCTGCGGTGGGGAGCCATCACTTTCAACTGGACAAATTGGGGCGGCAAGAGCAGTAGCATTTTATATCGAATGTATAGATTGTGCTTCCTCTAGTGACATGAGATATCAACCAGATAAAGCAGCAGAATTATGGAATAAACGAATATGAAACATGACTCCAACCACAAACTTGACGTAGCCTGTCTCGATTGCGTGAGAACGCATATAGCACAGAAAGAAAGGTTAATTGCCTATGTCGAGCGACTATCCGAAGTAGAGCATTATGAATACCCGTTTTCTGGCGATGATATTTTAATGCCGAGTGATTTTTTGAAGGAATTGGAAAAGGAAAACGAAGGATTGAGAGAATGAGAAAAAGCGACAACATAAAATTAGAAACAGCCGCCCAAGTTATGCGAGCATTTCTCAAAGGTCACAAGTTAATAAATAGTGAGTACCATGATGATACTGGCGAACAATATTTATATCTTTCTGACACGGGTATGATTTGCGAAGAAGATGGCGCAGGAGCAAAGGCGAATCGTGTGCCTATTTGTATGCGGTCTGAGGATACTTGGTGGGAGATATTAGAATGAAAACAGTAACAACAAAAATAATATGCGATAGCTGTGGTGCAGACATCTCGCCTCAAGCAACAGGTTATCCAGCCGTATATATATTAAAGGTTACAGCGGAAAATGTTGCACGACATACAGAGAATAGTGTGGTTTTTGCAGTTCATAGCTACCCGCCAATTGAACATGATTTATATTTTTGCAATTTGGAATGTATGAGGAAATACAACGAATGAACCACAGTGAAGATGATTGCTATCAAGATGGAATCCGCTTGCCCCTAGCGACTGACCAAAGCGAGCAATTAAAACGCCACTTCGAAGCCTGTACGCTACTAGGCGAAGCACAGGGTATGCTTAATGGGATTGTATGGTCAGTTCAATTCCAGAATGACGAGCATAAGAAGTTAGCCGAGAATAACGTTAAGCGATGGGCGGATAAGGTTGAGAAATTTATGGAGATGACGGAATGACAGATAAACCACTATTATCACCTGACATACAAAAATGGATGGAAGACGAGCTTCTTAGAATACAGGTTGAGATGTACCTTCTAGGAAAAAAAGACATTCTTGGTTCACTACTTGACGCGCTAGAGTCACTGTCTGAAATTAATTTTAATAAACCTAATATTCTAATGCTTGTGCGAAAATGCAAAGAACAATTGGAGAAAAGGAATGACTAACGAAAAATTAGAGTGGGAAAATTATTGTGTAAATACACATAGATTAAAAGTTGAAGGTGGTTATTTATATCTCCATATTGGAAATGTTAATAATACAATGTGTTTCGTTCCTGATGCGCCAAAGATATTAGATTGCTTAGAATGCGGAAAAAAGTTAACTGACGATCACAATTGCGACCCGCAACCTAACGGGGCGCAGGATGGGGATATTCAAGAACAGTTAAATGAGTTAAGAAAGATAGTATCTAATATTGTTAAGCGACAGCTTGAATATCATAATAAAGAAAATGAATTGTTGAACAAAGTAGCTGAACTCTCCATGAAGTTAAGCAAGATGCAATCCGACCTACGCGAGTTCGAGAAGCAGAAGGTTGACGTATTACGCGATACGATACATGGGCAAGATATTAGAGTAGAGAAGATGTTTCAGCGCATCGAGAAGCTAGAAACACATGTTAATGAATTAGATAAACAATCTGAAATATTAGCCATGGAATGTTTGAGTGATAACCCCAATGCTTTAGAGCGCATCGAGAAACTGGAATCTAAAACTACTATCATTCCCGATTTTGATGTAACGATGAAACAATATGAGGGAATTTGTGGTCAATTAGATATTTTTAGTTTGCGCATTCAAAACCTAGAACAACACAAAGAATATCAGATAACGGAAAACCGCGCTGAGAGCAAGCATCTTGATGAGATTGAAAAGCGCATTGAGAAACTGGAATCCATACGCTCCAATGACCAGGTATTCCACGACGAGTTAGTCCAGCATGAGCATAGGATTAAGCAATTAGAGCAACGCCAAAACCCACTGAACTATACGATGCCTAGCGAAGGTAACTGCACATGACTGACTTAACCTATGAAAAACTCGAAGAAGTAATTAGCTTTTTTAATAAAACATCCCAGACGAGGGGCTTCCAGATGAGCGATAGAGACAAGTATGTTGAGCTGCTAGAGTTTGTTAAAATGATTGCTCAACCAGAGGCTAGAAAATTCACGCAGGAATACGGGGACGTGGCAGAGATACTACTTAAAGAAATTGGAGAGTACCGAATCAATGAAACTAGATAAATATAATGAATTATTAAAGTTTGTTATGGAATTAAGCATTGATCCTTGTATGTGCATCTTTAAAGATCAAAGATGCTATTCATGCGAGGCAATGGAACTTCTGGATAAATTAAAAGTTGGAATGCAATTAAATGAGTGACCTAGCCAAACAAAAAATAACCTATCACCATCCGCCACCATCCGCTACACTAGTATTATTAGTAACCAACCAAGGATGTTAAGGAAATGAAATTAGAACAAGGAACTGTTAAGTTTTTCAACAATGAGCGTGGCTATGGATTTATCAATCGCGATAACGGTCAAGATGTATTCGTGCATTACAAAGGCATCGCCGGCGATGGATACCGAACACTAGCAGAAGGCCAGCGCGTCGAATTTAGAGTCACCCAAGGCCAAAAAGGATTGCAAGCGGAGGATGTCAAGGAGGTGTAATTGCGCCCACGCATCAATGGCAATGAGTTAAAGTCAGGCATACTTTATGCATTTGACCACATACTCAAGATGCAACGACGCACGAATCATCCTGAGGCAAAGCGCACCTATGCCATGATTTTAGCTTCCTTGTATCGCGAAATGATCAGAATGGGAGCAATCGATGCCGAAAATACACAGTACCATCGAGATCAGCACACAGGGTTGCCAAGGGAGTGATTGCAACATGCCTAAACGGATTAGGAGACATCGGGTAAACCACGGCCAAGCACAGGGTGAACCCCATTCCCACCACTACAAATCAACTGCCACATCGGATAAGAATCGGTTCTTTCATGGTGTGCAAAATAAAAACCAAGGCGTCACCCAAAATGTCTCAGTCAACGTACAACTAGAAAAAGAAGATAGCTGCATTAAAGACTGCTTTGCCGGTTTGGTCAGCTGCTTTAGGAGATGAAATGCCAGAAACAACCATCATGAATATGCAAACCCACATCGATAGCCTCCAAAAACGCCTCTCACAGGTCGAAAAGCTTTTCACCCACCTCATGCAACTCCAATTGCGTTTAGACACGCTAGAGTTCAATTCTGAGCTTCCTGTGCAACCATCCAGTGCCGAGCGTCTAGCTAGCATGGAACGCCGCCAGAAAAAGCTTGAGAGCTTACTAAGACCAGTGCTTGGTGAGCGATTTGATAAATTCTTAAACGATGAAGGACTAAGCTATGAAGGATAAGAAAAAGAGCAAGAAGCCGCCTAGGCCGAAGAGAGGTTACTAGGATATAATCCAAACCAGCCATAATAGATGCTATGGCTGGTTAATACGGATAGCTTGGAATTAAGCGAGGAAACTTAATTTTAAGCTATCTCTTTAAAAATTACAATACGGAGATAGCTATGTCTAAAGAAAAAATCATTTCTAACCAAAGCGGAATGAATGATGAAGTTGTAATCAAGCCAAAAAGAAATAATTTCACAATAGTGTCAAACAAAATTGGCAACAATATTAAAAATGGTGATGCATTTTTGCTCTGGTTTTACTTAACCTCAAAAACTGATAATTGGAAAGTCATTAAATCTCATTTGTGTTCACATTTTGGATGGTCAATGAAAAAGCTTAACCATTTGTTCCAAGTGTTATGTGGCCATCAATTAGCAAAAACGTATCAGCTAAAAGCAGAAAAGGGGAAATTTGGAAAGTACATGATTGAGATTCATGATGGTGAAAATTTCGTTGAATTCGATGAAAAAACACTTGTGGATAAGTCTAAAAAAACCAAAAAAATCAACACTCCTCACCGCTATCCCAAAAACCGCAAAGCGGTAAAACCGCTAAGCGGCAAAAGCACAGCTACTAAATACTGTATTACTACCAAAGATCCTAAAGAACAAAATAAAGAAAAAGCTTTTAAGACAAAAGCTGTGGATAACTCCACAAATCTTAAAAACCTAAAAGCGCAAAACAAGGTAAAGCATTCATGGGCGCCTATGGCTAACGAAAAAGCTGCCATTGAAAAACATGAGAAGCTAAAGCAAGAATCGTGCAGCAAAGAAACCATACAGTTTGTAAGAGGTATTTTTGCTAAACCAGAACTAACAGGGGATCAAAATGAAATCGATTGGGGATTGGATAGATAAAGCTGTTTTAAAAAAAGCCCAATGTTCCCCCATGGAACATCAGGCTATCTTGTTAAGCCGCTTTGGTTTTGGCTTCTATATCTTTGGCTGGCTGACTTATTGACTCTTTAGGCAGCTTGGCTTCCAGCGCGTTTAGCTTAAGGCCAAGATCACGAACATGCTGTTGAAGCTCAATGACACCGGCTTGGCTATTCATGAGCTCTTGGGTAAGACTCGAGATATGCTGATTGCGTGCTTGCATGTGCATGGATAAGCCTTTGTTGTGCTTCTCTAATTTGACTATTTGTGCTTTTAAGTTTTCTAACTCTGACATTTTATTACTCCACTTGGTTAATTAAATTTATTTCTCATCTTCCACCGCATCGACTGCTAGGCGATCACTTCCGCTTCAAGGCTATCAAGATAGTCGCTGAATGTGAGTGCAGGGTTCTTTTCGCGCATCATGATATATAAGCCTTTTAAGCATATATCCAGTAATCTATTTTCATTCCTAATTTCTTTCCTTACATTTTCTTGTTTTTCACTATCAAAAACCAAGCGATCAACCACATTTCTAGCGGCTAATCGCTGTTCCTCTGTAGCTTCTGACTTGAAGTGTATAGTCCATTTGCTTTTGTCATTTGGATTGCTAATAGAGACACCTGAAATGGGGCATACTTTACGAACTTCTTTGTCTACATATCTTGTAAGCATAAAATAAGTCCTATGATGATTTGATTAATATAAACTGCATGACAGGCGTATTTTCTGCTGCACCATTAGCGGTTAATGTACCTGCACCAGTAAACCATTGCATAGTAACAGTATGACTTGCATCATCGCCATTTATTAAAGCCAACGCCACGTTGGAATTTCTTACATTTACCACAATTGTTTCTACAACGCTGAATCCTACAAGCGCAGCTGCTACTGAGTCATAAATTCCTAATCCTGCTGATGCTACGTTAGTACCTTGGGTATTAAGAGTGGCAATAACAAATAATTTATAGCCGGATGGTATGACCACGGTATAGGTGAGGTTAGTAGCATCAACATCAACATAAGATGTGCTCGTTGTTGCATAATTTCCTGTTGTCTGTCCAAGCACCCTAGTACATGTCGGAGTTGGGTAAGATAAATTATCAGCATATGCCTTAATACTTTGCTGTGTGGCGAGAGCCGTTGGCGAGTCTGAATTGAGGTCATCTTCATCGAGGATTGTAGTGACACGGCTATTAGCTCCACCCATGCGAACGCCAGAATCAGATATGTCTAAGCGACTTGACCCACCCGTCTGGAAGTCTTGCGTATCAGTACCAAACTCAATCTGGTTATCCGCATCACCGGAATGGCGAATGTATTGCTCAACTATAACAACGGCAGAACCAAGCTGTATCTCACCAGTACCGTCTGGATCAATGATGACATTTCCATTTGTGTCCGTGCTTGATAACGTATTGCCATCTAACCGCAAATTATCAACATTGACTTGGGTAAAATCGCCAACATCAGGCGTTGTACCACCAATGGTTGTACCATCAATCGCACCACCCGTGATCGCAACTGAGTTCGCAGCTTGAGTCGCCATCGTATCAAGGCCAAGGTTCGTTCTTGATGTGGATGCACTATCCACATCAGATAAGTTATTCGATTGCAGTAACGCGCCAGCTTGCGCCATCTCGCCAAAGGTAATATCAGTCGTTCCCACTGTAATGGCGGCCGTTTGCGTCATCATCCATTCTGTTCGACCATTCACAGTGCCTGAAACAACAGCAAACTTATCCCCTGCCTGCATGTCAGCCGCTTCGTCATAGTCGGTTGCTCTGGTAGCCACCCAATCCGTAGATCCGTCACCTTCCACCGTCAAGTCATACACACCATTTTCCAAAGCATTTGCCTGATCTTTGAGTATCAATCGTGCGCCTGCTGATGGTGTTGCGCCATCAATGCTAAAAGCTGCTTGCGCCCCAGAATTAGTAAGTGTTGCACCGACACCAGATGATACATTGTCATAAGTAGCTGTATATGCGCTTGTAGACGCATAGTTAACAGCAACATGTGTATTCTCAATCAAATTATCGACATAGTTCTTGGTGGTGTAATCACTGCCGAGTGTGGGCGATCCGGCATTGGTGATCTTGTTCGTACCCATGTCAATATCACCAGCCATCGTGCCGCCAGCTAGAGGCAATGCGCCTAGTGTGGTTAGCATCGCAGCCGTTGTGGCATCATCCAAAACCGATCTTGCAGCAGCCGTTAACCCTGTTACCGCATAGGCATTAGACCCTATGGTATAGATCATCTTATCCGCAGCTGTGGTCAAACCATCAATGCTGGTCAACGGCGCTGATATGGATAGCAAACCAGTGGTCGTCGTGCTTTTTAATATGCCAGTGGATAACGCCGCTAAGAACTGACCGTTAGGCAACGTACCATTATCCGTCTGCGCAATTAATGTGGCTTCATTGAAATCCTGTACGCTCTTATCAGCCACACTACCCTGATCTTCCAATCCAATCATGGACGCGCCTTCGTTCGCGCTGTGTGATGCTAATTCCGCTTCTAATGCGGCAGCACTTTGGGATGGGTCATACAATACCGCTTCAATCGCTGTTCCCGTTTCATTCATCTGCCATACTTGATTGACGCCAAGAATAGGTAAAATTAAATCCTTGGATGCAACAATTGCTGAGTGAGGATATTGAGGTGTCAATAAATCAAGGTCAGCCAGTATGGTCTGGTAAATCAATACCAGATTATCAAATTCAGTGTTTAAGCTAACAGCTGATAATGTGCCACTAGGTGTAAAGCTTGTTTGACGTATGGGAGGCTCATTACCTTGCAGTGTGACAATATCGCCAGTCGTTGCACCAACAACCAGTGTAATAATGCCCGGACTAGGTGCTGTGCCATCTAATGTGACTGTGTAGTCGGTTGTTAGCGTTAATAAGTCTGCCGCATCATCAGGGTCTGAGCCTGCTGCACGCTGATAGACTAAAATATTATCTTCATCATCAATATCAAACGGGAACGTAAATTCTGTCTGACTTGATGTCGCCGTATATTGCGCTCGCGCTTCCTGATTAATAACTGTCATCGCTTCCTCACATTAACGGCATTGAGCCGGTTCGTTGCTCTAATTGGTCTAAATACCTATCCCTGCTTCCCGGGCTTACCATTTCTTCAAAGTTACCCATCATCATGTTATTGACAACAAAAGCAGACCATGGATATTTTGGCACAAACCCGCGCCCTAATTGCATTGCCGCCTTTGTACTGCGTTCATAATCATCTTGATTCAATGAATCATCAAACAAGTGGTATAACAACCTTGACGCTTTATCCGCATCACCAATGACAGGGCCCTCCACCGCTTTCAGCAATGACCCTGATAAGTCAGTTGGCGAAATATCAGCCATCATCCCATATAGGCCACCTGCCTCTTGCATCATTTTAATCCAAGTGTCAGGTTTATCCAAGGATGGTGGTGATAATCCTTGCACAGCATTAGCAGCAGCCATTGATGCATACTTGGTCGACATCATATACATCATGAGCTTACCCATGGCCTGAAAGTCAGCTTTACCATGCAGTGTTGCTTCCTTGAAGCTTCTAGCGCCCTTACCGTAGATAACCGATGCCAAAGGATTGCGGGAATAGTTAATCGCATAAAGCTTAAATTGGGATATCAGTTTGAAAAATTCCTGCCAACCATTGCTCATCTCATTCACATTGGCACCTAAGGCCACAATGTATTGATCACGAACACCCGGCCGCAAGATCACCTGATTCTGTCTATCCGTTAGATACGAACGGAACCGGCTCACCGTCTGCTCACGGAATTTACTTAACGGTATATCAACCCCATGCTTATCCATAATCGCGCGCACATCACTATCCGGCATGGACTCAATGCTGTCTGGCGTAATGTATTCTTTACCATCCGCTATCTTAAGCTGGCTAGAACGTATCAAATCGTAGTGTGGCGCGTCGATGTTATACGCCCCTAATCTTGCTTGGTCATCGTCAGAAAGTGCCTCATAGGCTATTTTTCGGTTTCTGGCGAAGTATCGTGACCATATGGCTAATGCCGCACCTCTAAGACGTAAATCCCAGGGCTGAATAAAGTTAGCCTTATTCGATGCGCGCATGGCCTTTTGTGCAAGCGATCCATGTTTGGCGTCGGCTAAATCATATTTTAAGACGGAACCAATCTCATGCGTATGATGCGTTTCTAACATATCCGCAAATATCTCACGCACTTCGGGGTGTAAGTTGGTGAGGAATGTTGCCACGCCTTCACCAATCGCCTGAAATCCGTTCATCCCTGAACGTGATGCCTCCATGGCGAGTAATCCTAAATCGGGCTCTGACCGCAAGGTGACCAACCCTAATTTGGCGATGTTCTCAATCGCTCGCACATTACGCATAAAGTTGCCAATCGAACCGGAATAACTAGTTGGTGATCCAGAAAGGGCGGTCAATAAACTCTTTAACTTGCGTGCTTCTTGGTCTTTGTCAAAACGCTTTTTCATCTCAGGATCAAGGTCAACCAGTTTTAGCGTGTCGCCCAGTGTCGCCACTGGATTAACGCCCCAATCCTTGTATAGCTCAATCTTGGAAAACCCATTAATTAACTCACTGGATATGGCATTCTGGATAGACCCTGCGCCAAATTCTTGTTGATATTTAACCATGGCATCAGCGTTTTTCCAGTGTAATTGCCGTGGCTTGCCAAGGCGTGCGACTAGCGATTGCCGTTCCTGCGACTCTTTTCCTTTATTGACGAGCTCATCATAGACATAATTTAAGAAGTCATCAGACTGTTTGGCATCATCTAAGTCAAACCCTGATTGTGCCAAGATACGCGCATTATCTAACAGCGGTTTAATGAATGACTTCCAGCGATCACGGGTATATTCGTAACGTACCTTTTCATCTTCGCCCAATAACTGGAATTGCTCTTTGATGGATAAGCCTCTTAGCTTATCCATGTCATGGACGTTTGGTGAAACACGATCATGTAGTTTAGAAACATCAACGCCCACACTTTGTAATGCCGCGCGATACCGATCTTGAAAATCCAATACCATTTGGCCAATCTTACGAAACATCGGGTCTTTGACTTCTTGGTTATCAGCTAAGCGCATCACCGCATCAGCAATCTCAGTCTGATATTCGTGTGATGTCCATATAGGATACGTGCCATCGGCATGTAAACGGTTGGTAAACTCAATCAGCATCTTGGTACGTGCTTGGTTGATCTTTAATTCCGTGGATAGTCTCCCACCCATAATCCGCTGCATCGTGCCAAATATCTTGGCGTACAATGCATTCTTAATTGGGTTCTTAATCCCAGCCTCTGCAAATTGTCCAATTCTTGCTAGATTATCAACAGTTCCCTGCATGCTGATTAGCTCACGCAATTGAGCCGCTTTTAATGCCGCTTCTCGTTCTTCACCTAGTGTTTCAGATGCTTGTCGCAGCGCTTCCTGTAAATCTTTACCAGTCTTTAATGCGTTGTTGCGATAACGCATGAGCGTATCATGGACATCCTTGATTTCCTGATCACCAAGGAGTTCCTTGAAATCCTTTTTCGCTTTATCTAAACACTTCGTCATAAGGTCGCCTCTAAGAAGCAATCAACCAATTGTTTGGCCATGGATTTATAATCGCCTTGTTTGGCTTGTAATTCCTTAACCTGATCCCAACCTTCTTTTAATTCTTGATGGCCTGTCTTTTCAGACAAATCATTCACAAACTGGTCGTCAAACTTAGCAAGCACCTCATCAATCTTTTCATCTGCATCAGGCATTTCATAATCAATGTCATCAATGCCAGCTGATTGAATATGATCATAATAGGCTTTCTGGTCAGCAGGACTAACACTGGGATGCGTGCCATCCACATGCCGTTGCATGTTATCAGCAACATTGTATTGCTGGTATAAATCAGCCAAGCGGTCTTTGCGTATGCGTTCTGCCATGATATCTAACATCTTTTCACTGCCGAGTGTGACCTTAGCTAGCGCATTACGAGCCAAGTGTGAGCCACGCGCCATGTCAAACAAACGCCTATAACCTTTTGTGCGACGTATATTCTTAACCGGCTCGCCATCAGGGGCAATATCAGCCTCAATCTGCGCGATCTCATCAGCTGGCGATAATGTATTAGGGATTTTTTCTTTCAGCTTGGCGATGCGCTTTTTAGCTTTTCTGCGCTTGACTGGATGCTCATCAGGATTATCAACGACTTCCTGCAAATTCTTAATCTGGCCTTCTAGTTTATGAATGCGCTTAACATTATCAGTAGGCTCATGATCACTGCCATCTCGATGCTTAATATCATGAAGTATTTGCCCCTCTGTCACTCGTGCATTGCGTTCCGCTTCCGGCATAAATTCCGAAACAGATGAAAATAAGCGATCCGCCTCATGGTCAGATAAACCAATTTCTTTTGCCATATTGGTAATGACTTCGCGGGGGTCAAACTCTACATCAGGGTTATCTTTAATCATCCTCACGATGGCAGAAGCAAAACGCTTTAGCGGTTCCTTGAATTGATTCACCGTCATATGATCAACCATGTCATCCTGTATGGATGCTTTCGTTTCATCCAGATGGCCTGATAGCTCGCCTAAATCGACACCTTGCTCACGCATGGTCTGGCGAAACTTGATCCCTTCCTCAATCGACCCCTGACGAATAATGGGCGATACCTTAGGCTCTTTGCCATCCATCATCTGCATGGTGGCATCTTGGCGCGCGCTCTCGTCAGCTTCTTGCGACCAACCACGATAAAAACGCTTAATGTTAGATTTGGCTTTGCCAGACAAATGCTCATAGTGCGGTGATTCCATCATGCGACCAATCACGCCGCCGCCTGCACCAAACAATGATCCCCATCCGGCAGACTCACCCACATTCAATACCGACTGCACATAATCAGGTTGTTGACCACGCTCGACCATACGCATGTCTTCACCAGCCTCACCACCGGCCGTGAATGCACCAAAACCAGCTGCTGTGGTGACCGCTGTAGATAGGCGTGTTGCTAAACGTGCAGCACCCGAACCCATGAAATCCTTGGTGCGTAATACTTGCATCCACTCACTGGCGATGGGTTTGTAGAATGCGGACACACCTCTTGTCACGCCCCCTGTTGCAATGGTAGTCACAGGATCCGCTACAAGGCCTGTTATAAGGTCACCTGCAAACGCCGAAATCGATCCCAATGAATTGCTAATCCGTGAATGCTTCCACGCATAATATCGGTCATCATCATAGGTGCCGGTAATCGCATCAGCGGTTTCCTTCGTTGCACCTTGTGGGATATCGATGCCCTCACGGTCTTTTTTAAGCGACTTCACATAATCATCATCGGCAGGCTCCGATGGCAAGAATTGCTTTAGCTCATCAACAGATGGCTCAACACCACGGCGTAACTCATCATAAGTTTTATAAGCATGAAATACATTTGATGCACTACCCGCAAAGGTACTCATCAACGTATGCGTTAGATTATGTGAATCCCAATTATGCGCTAACTGAAACAGCGGATTAATATACCCATAGTGGACATCCTCAAGGTTGGTCTTGATGTTGTCCGGCTCTGAGTAAACGCGCTGTCTGGGGAAGCCCATTACTCGCCTCCATGTAGCAACTTGGTAATATCATCATCACCGGATGGAAGCCCTTTACCATCGAGTATTTGTTTGATCTGTCGTCGTAAACGCCTATTGCCTACCTTGCCACGCCTAATCGCTTTCTTGGTATCCTCTGGCAAATCATCAATGGCTTTTGTTGCAGCGACACCTTTGCTAACCGCTTCTTTAATACGATCAACAATGGAATTATCCGATAGCCGTTGCGATGGACTATCTTCTTGGCGATTAAGCTCACCTGCTACACGCTCTTTAACGGAAGCGCCAGGCTTCGCTCTACCTTCCTCATCAATAAAACTAAGCATCCCCGCCAATGTTTTTGATGATGTATTCTCTGGCAAATAGTTCTTATGAAAATCCTTCGCATCTTCAAATAAAAACTGGAACGGATGACCATTAGCATTAACAGGAATTTGCCCATTTATTGCAGTCCATGTCATACCCGTCATCGCATCATTCGTTACCCAATGGCCGTTCAATATTTGCTGTCTATATTCTTCTTGGTGTAATTCCAATTGACCTTGCGCACTAAAACCCTGATAAGCAAACTTCTTTGGTAATACAAAGTCAAACTTAGGGAGCTCCGTTAAGCGCTGCTCATTGGCATAGGATTTAATCGTTGATGCGGGTAGATCCGCTGGCATTGCGATTGTCTGTCCATCCATAGAAGTAAATTGCATCCCGTGGGTTAGGTGGTTAACTGCCCATTCGTACGCACTACTTGAATCAGCGGCTTTATTGGTATTGATAGCGTAATAAGCCAAATGGCTTAGCGTATCTTTTATGGTGATATTGTAATGCTCTTGATCCGTCGATGCCGCTCCTCTTGATGCGGCAAAGAACTGACGCATACGATTAGACGTTGTATCTAAAAATCCGGGCTTGTCCGTTGAATGAGATATTAATTTATCAACGCTTTTTGTTAACGATTCAGGTAAACTTTTTTTCTGGTCAGATACCTTTTCATTTAACGCCGCCATCATGTCAATCGTTGCAGGGTCATTGATATCGTAATTGCTCGCCAAGGAATAATTTGCTGGCATCCCTTGCTTAATCATTTGGTTTAACGCACCCTTGAACGATACCGCATCAGGAAATTCTTGTTTAAGCTGCTTTAACATCATGATCTGCTGGTCAGCACTCGATGCTGAAAATGCTGTTACTCGCTCATCCGCATCGGCTTTGGTCATCACCGGTTGTTGATCAAGCGGTATGCCCTTTTGTAGCATCCAGTATGAACGCGCTTTTGTTGGATTAATCGTGGTCGTATTAAATGGCGTATTAGGATTGTTAGTCGCCGGCAATCCTGCTTTCTTTTCCATTTCAAAATGCTGAATGGTTGCCTTAACCGATGGATCCTCTTCTGCAAACTTCACAGGGTCTGTTTTAATCGCTGCTTCTTGTTTTGTAATCGCTGCGGATAATTTATCATAAGTTGCCTTATCCTCTGGATAATGCTCATCATTCACATCTTTAGGGCGCATAGTCGTAAGCAATGCATTGACCTGACTAGGCGGCGCATACAATGCCGCTTGCTTAATACTATAGGAACGTTGCGCTAATGAAATTTGGTGATCATAAGCCTCTTCTTGGCTTGGATATTGCTGCACATAATGCTCGCGCAATTCTGACTTTGGCTGACCACCATCAGAAACGCGAGATACTTCACTGCTAAACTGTGTTTTTAATTCTGCTTTCGTGTACTGGGATTGATGATTAAATTGCGATTCTTTCTTAATCATCAAGCTACCGATTATTTCTTTCTGATGCTCATCAATATTGTTAAATTGTTTTTTATTAAAGTATTCCCAGTACTTTGTTCCATGACCCGCTTGCAGTGCATCACCAAATTCTTTTAACGTGACATTGGTTAGCAAATCGGTATAAGCATCTTTTTTTTGCTTCTTATAATCAGATTCAGAAATCATGCCTTCTTTAAATGCTTGCTCACGACTTCTCTCGCGCTGATTATAAAGAGACATAGTTGCATGAAACTGTTTATTTTCACCTGTTTTTTCATCAATAATAGGATTTGATGACGATATAGAGTTATTAATATCTTGAGTTTGACCCGCATCAATATCCGCAAACTGAGTTTTAGCTTCACGCTGTGTTGCTAATATAGAATTCTTAACCAGTGGGTCAGCATGCACCGACGAATAATAATCCGCCATTGAATTAACATAGGATCGATTAAACGGATTCGTTTGTTTAACAACACCCTGCTTATACGCCTCTGCACTTTCTTGGTATCGCTTTAATGCCGCATGTGGATCATTTTCCTGCATCGCATCATAGGATAGCTGACGATAGGTATTGGACATGTTGTACTGTAATGTATCACGTTCACGTTTGGCTTCTTGCTTGCCAACCGCTTCTGCTACTTGACCAACACCTTGACCAAAGTTGCTGAATGATTGAATAAGCGCCGAACTACCAGCCGTGCCAGCGCCTTGAACCACTTCCGGCATGACCTGTCTTTTGTAAAATGGTATATTCCGGTTATTGCTCATGGCCTACCTATTCAAGTTAAGGTTATCAAAGTGGCTGTTAAAGTAATTCTGGAATCCATACGTTCCTTGAACAGTAGCAGCGCTAGAGCCAGCCTTACCCGCTACCGCACCGCTTGGCGATCCACTGGCCGCCAACATAGTAGCGCTCGCTGCCGTTTTCACAAATCCAGTTACAGCTTGCACCTTGGCAGCTTGAACCTTTAGCTGAACTTGCCTTTCTTTACTAGACAATGTCATTTGCTTAGATGCAAAATTAAGATTTTGCATATCTTCATCATCCACAAAATCTGATAATTGCTTTTCAATAATCGCATGCGCATTACCGCCCGTTGGCGCGACACCGCTCACCCCATATTGTACCTCTTGCGTTGCTAAGGTTTCACGCAACTGATTGGTGCGAATAATCGAATCTTCGTTTTGCTGTAAGCGCAATTGCAATTGCTGCTGGCGCACTTCATCCAGCTCTATATTTTTCTCTTGGTTAGCGCTTTTTATTTCACGATAAGCACTATAGCCACCGGCTGCCACCTCAGTGACTGCTGCTGCTACAATAATGACTGCTGAAACTGGGTCACTCATAATGCATCCTCAAAATGCCACCGAAAATGCCACACCAATAATCGTCATCGGCATAGGCACTGTTTGTGAAATACTAATCTCAGCACGTGGATCCCATCCAGTCATCGGCTCAACCGGTACAAAGTCAGTAACAGGATCTGCTGGCAAGCTATAACTATCACTACCAAATCTAAATGGCGGTATTAAATCACCATTAACCTTAATCGCAGTGGATTCATAAAAATCTACCCATACGCGCTTGATGGATTTCGGTAAGTACAAATCATTTCCGGTTGGCAATGGAATATTAAGCGGCATCGGTACAAGCTCAGGCTCATAATCCAAACCAATCTCCACATTCGTGAATAACTCATTTAACGTAATCTCACCACCTGCAACCGTATGCATGGCGGTTGTTGCAGGGAGTGTGCTAGGCGGCACAACCGCACGATTACCACCAACCAAGCCAATAGCCCATACTGATTCACCTTCTAGATAATCAAGCCCAGTAATGGTGGTTGATCCCAATCCAGTCTTGACAACTGCTGCATCTGTCAATACATCAAAGTCCAATCGCTCGATAAACAAACGTGTATCACCATCGATATTACGCTCAACCAAAAAGTAAACTATTTCCTCATCCGATACGACTTCCCGAAACTTGCCAGCTGTACCATCCTCACTTGTTGCAGTAGTTGATAATGTCCATGCCGTTATTTCTTGTTCTGGTACGTTTTGATAAGTAGCCATTGAGCCATCAAACTCAGCATTACCAGCGGCTTCATTAATCGCAAATAGCCACGTTCCATCTTTAATAGTTGAGTTTTCATACAATGCAATCGACCTTGGCGCATGAATTAAATGCGGCGCTAACACACTAATTGTTCGCGTCTCATAATGCTGTGTCGTGCCCATTACATTCATTATTTTGACTTTCTTACCACCCTTATCAATAAAGATAAGGTCGTTTTCAAATATCACAGGGAGTGCGTCATTAGATGAATCACTCGTTTGCATGTTCAAGGATGTTATATTTGCAGGTGTAATCGCCGCATCAATAAACAATGGCGTTGAATACGTCCCGCTGCTTGTCAAAATAACCAGTGTTTTATAGGCTACAATATGTTTGATAATAGTTGCTTTTGTTCCTTGCAGCACAGTTGATATGGCGTTCGTATCTAGCGATTCTGAGTCATCAAAATCCAATGTCGTTGCAGAATACCCATTAAAGTTAGATCCCCATAAGCCACCCGGCAATGATGATGTTTTAGCAAACATAATTCGGTTTTGAAAGAATGCGACAATGGATGGATATCCTCTTGTTGCGCTGAATGCAATTTCAGTCAGCAAACAATCCTTTCCAAGTACCGTATTAGGCGATACCAATAACTGGCTTTCTGAATCAAATGTATTAAGTATTCTAACGTCCACATTCGTTGTTGAATTAACCTTAGTAATTCTAACGACGCCGCCATCTGTAAAAAACAACCCACCCGCATGCCCTGCTACAAATATAGGTGATGATGCATTAATGTTTCCCTCATATCCTAAAACATTTTCGCTTGTGGTAATCGGTGTCGATCCTGAACCTTGGCGCATTGAAAATGTAATCGCATCGTAATTTCGATCAAAGTCATAAGTTGGGTAATTAGAAAATGTAATAGCATTGACTTGAAAAACAGGAGTTGCAGCAGTCCTGCTAATACTAACAGGCGGAAAGTCAGGATGTGCTAAGAACACTAAATTATTTGTCTGCGTGATATTAATATTTGCAATATCATCGCCATCTGCGCCCGTCCATGTCGATGTCAGGTTTTTTGTTTGACCTGCAACTAATTCATCATCTTCATAAAAGTCTATGCGTATCGTTGAGCCTTCGCTTCTAAACACCAATAAATAACGCTTACTGTCTTCGTAATCCCATAAAAACATTTTTACTTTGGTGTAATCTTCGTTATAAGTCGGCGAACCAGCATGGTCACCCACCGTATCGACATACTTAGTTCCAAACCGCCTCTCAGCGCCACCTTGGGGTATCACCAACATATTGCGTATGAGTTTAGCTGCTTTCTGATAGATAGGCGAATCAACACGCGCATGCATTAGTCGCGATACTTCACCGAATTGGAATGAGTTATTAATGATATCAACGCCCAATTAGCATCTCCCGTCGTTATACCATCCACCCATGCGGGACAAGATAACTGGATTGTTTTCCATAGAAGGCGTTGGATGTGATTGACTATCAGTAAAGAGTGCCTCACCTAGCTGCCTGTCAGACAAAGTAAGTAAGCGTTCTGCTAACTTTTCGTTTTCGGCAACAGAATCGGCGTACCATGCTGCAATGACATAAGCTAAGTAATGAATATAATAAGCGGGACAATGAGTAATATCCGGCTGAAACCGATATTCAAGCACTACTGCATTATGATTGCTATAAAGCTTATCGCCATAAATCTGGAAGTCCATACGCGGATAAGTACGTACTGCGGCAAGATAATCCGATGGTAGCTGATACTGATATTGCCAGCGATCAATCGGCGGCTCAGTAACAAGCTGATTTAATTCTTGTGAGGTAGTCGCAAATCGCCACGACTTGCCGGAAATACTTGATGGAAATAATAATTCGTACGCACGTGATGCGCTATCAGCAAATACACCTGAATTAACAACATCACCAACAGATGACTTGTTTAACAAGCTAAAAGCGAGATTGATCACATCTAACTTAGACCAAGCCATAAACATCCTTAGAATAAGGGGCTAAACCAAATTAGCCCCTATTCATGTTTGCAGTTTAAGCAGTTACATAGCAAAGAACGTAGACGTCAATGGCTGGTACATCGCCGCCACCGCCATCAGTGACAGTACATTTAAGCTCATCGCCAGCATTAACAACACGATTCGCGTCATTAATTTCACCAGCTCTAACCAGTACTGTATCCGATACGTTCATGTCTAACGCGTCAGTTATATCAGCATCAGCGTCATTTTGAAGCTGAACTGTATCCGAAGCACTACCAGCCCCTTTCGCAACCGCCCACGCATCAACAACCGTGATCTTTTGTGATGTAACAATAGATCGTGTAGCTGTTGCACTAGCTACCATGTTAAAGACATGAAGCACAGGCATACCAGCAACAACGTCCTCAGGTGCATAGTCTGCTGCCTTGGACGCATCAACAACCGTTCCCAAGGTAACAGCACCCGTATTGGCAAGTGACGCATCACCTGACATTGCCACATCGACTGCCACATTTGAACCATTACCGACTAAGAACTGCGCATCAGTCAACGCAGCCAACTTGCTGAAAGCGATCGCAGCAGACGCATCGACTTTGGCATTATCAATCGCACCAGCCGCAATGGTTAATGCACCGGCATTGTCAATGGTTGCATCGCCTGATAAGGCAACAGCCGTTGGTACATTAGCACCAGAACCAACAATAAGCTCACCATCTGTCAAATCTTCCAACTTACTAAACTCAATCCCTGCATCAGATGCAATTTCGGCATTACTAATTGAATCAGGCGCAACATCTGGTTCAGTTGTCGTGGTAACGTTAGGTGATACCGCGGTCACTCGTAACCGATCAAAGCCATCTGATCCGTCAATCAGTATGTCATCACCAATATTTAAGTAGTGATCAATACTGTTGAAATAAGCGCTGGCTTTAATCGTTGCAAGCGAGTCATCCGCACTTGTGTAAGCGTGTATATGGCGCACATTTTCGTTGCCAGCCGCACTTAGTTTATCGTATCCAGTTAGTACAAAAGCCATGGTTAATTACTCCAATTATATGGTTGTGACAGTTAATGCTGAATCAACAGTGACGGACTCATCGATATCGCATTCAACGATACCAACTGCATCCACTGCAACAGCGTTAGCAAACATCTTGCCAAGTACCTGCCAAGAATCTAAGTGCGGTACACGTTCGATGATGGTTGAGAACTCACGACCAACACCCATGCCCATTGCTTTCTTATGCCATGCAAAGCACGAGCGAATATTACCGCTTAATGGCAAACCGCCTTCATCCATATCGGGAATAACTACCCAGTTCATGCCCATGACATACGCGCCATTTAATGAACCATTGGTGATGGAATTAAGCTGATTAAATTGGTTGTTAGTAAACTGCAAAGAAGCCATCAACTGCTCTTCACCCGTTGCTGATATGGCAATGCAACGTTCTTGAGGTGGAACCGCTTTTTTTGCGAAGAATTTATTGATCTCGCGAACCTTGGTGTATGTTAACCCTTCACCACCATTGGCGATTGTATTGGTAGTGCTAGATGCTTCTAATGCATCAATGATCAACTGATCTGAGCGACGGCCTAATGCCATAGCGACCAGTTCCGCTTCTTCGCGCTTGGCGTCAAAGTTATAAAGAAACTGTTGCAAGTCATCAATCAATGTTGGCGCACGCCATGCTTTCAGCGTAACATCAACCTTGCTAAAGTTCGGATCTTGCCAGTCAACCTGTGTTTGAAACGCATACTCTTCGGCAGTGATATAACCAACTTTTCTAAACGATACGACTGTACCCTGCACGTCATTACGCATACGTACTTTATCGCGTAACAAGTGACCTTGGGATTTATAGGCTTTCTTGACCATTTCATCGAAGATGGTTTGGTCAACATTACTTAATGAGGTAGACATAGTGCCTCTCCAGTTAGTTAACAAAATAAACAATTTTTTGGTTAATTGCTTATCAGGTATCGCCTAACTGGCGGCTGATAGATTAACGCACACATTTAATGATGGGCGCGATATGGGTAGCGTGTCCTTGTCGGGGGCTACCCTTTTGGTGAGCGGTGTCCATTGCGTATATAGTACGCTGATCAATTAGTAAACGTCAACTAGCCTTTACGCGCTAATGCTAGCCGGCGTTCCACATCTGCTCTGAATGTCGGGTCTGATTCAAAGCGTGGGTCATGTATCATCTGTCTAACTTGCGCTTCGGTATCAACTTGTTTTGAGCTACCAGTTGGATCTGCAATCTCAGAGCCGGTGGCGAGATTGCGAATCTTATCCAAGACGCGCACCGATTCAGCGGTCGTCATCATCTTAAGAAAGGTTTGATACTCATCCTTATCCAGTGATGATGAACCCCATTGCGCTAAGATTTTCACATCACGTTCGCCATTCACGCCTAACCGTTCCATTTCTTTTTTAGGATCCGGGATGTTAGCCGTCAGCGCTTTAACATACGTGCCTAGCATGTTGGTCACAAAGTCTTGCGATACATTGTTCTTCTTAGCATCTTCCAGAAACTCTTGTAAGAGCGGATCCGCTTCCTTGTTTAGCTTCACATCAGGGAAGTCGGTTAGCTCAAGGTTATAATCATCCGGCGCGCCCTTATGCGCACCCAGACGCTTTTCAGCCTCACTGTATGCTTTGGCTTGATCAGCAATGGTCTTATATTTTTCCTTTAACCATTCAGGTCGATTGCCTTCACCTTTTAGGTTCTCATCGTAAAACCACTCGGCTTGCGGGTCAGATGATGCAGGATCTTGGCTACCTTCTACAGGCTTTTGTTCGCCCTCAACTGGCTTCTCACCTTCAACTTGTTTATCATCCACTGCTGCTAATTCCGCTAAACTCATACGTTCTCCTTGGTATTTTCTGCTGCCATTTTATCAAGATAATTTTGTGCGAGAAGCTCAAACGATCGTATTAATGTCAACTGACCTTCGCGAAATGCCGCCCATGCAACAGCACCGCCATGACGCTCAATGACTTGCTCAGATTGTGGGAATGTCGGCGTTAACACATGCAAGATTTTCATCATGCGTAATAGCTCTTTACCTTCCGCATTTTCCATAAACAATTTGTAACTCAACTGTTGCACACGGTGTACTAATTTATTTTCGTCCATTTATATACCTGCTTGATCTGCGTTGGCTGACGATGCTGCTTCTGAATTTGCGGATGGAATGCTAGCACCAGGATCTTGTGGCTGTGCTGCTTGCATCGCTTGTTGTATAAGCTTTCGCACTTCCAGCGGGCTTTTAACGAGCTTTTCGTCCACGTCTAACTTATCGCTTAACCACTCAGGCAATTGATCGAGCTGCAGTGTTCCCATCGCTAATTCCTGACCCATAATGCTACCCATGATCTGCGCATAGTTTTGTAGATTATGCACCTTTTGCACGCTGGCATGCTTAACCAGCGGTGACTTATAGCGGATCTGCACTTGCCTGCCATCGACATTAAGATCCGGCGGTAACAATCCCTTACGCTGTAAGATATATATCACGCGATTGATAACAGGCGGCGTGAGCTCTACAGTTAGTCGCCCAAATGCGGGCCCTATCTCATCTGCGAACTGCTGTTGTCGTATCATGATCTCTGTGGCTGTCTGCTCAGGTGCAGTAACTGGTCTAACCGGATTATCAAACAATGCATCCTTAACCATTTGGCGAAGGTCGTTAACTTCTAGCGATCCCGTGTTGATATCGCTTGATACGTCTAATCTACTGAGTGGTAACTCACCCATCGATTGACGTGATATCGGTATCACCTTGTTAGGCACAATTTCAAATAGATATGGGTTAAATACACCATCGCTAGCAGCCAACCACGGCGGTGATGTTGCTAATGCTGCGTTACGTAATATCTCTTCAACTAGTGTATTTAAACTGCGTATCGTTGGCAGTGCTTCAATGACCGGGCCCCGTCCACCAACCTCATTGCTCGCTTTACCCCATCGCGCGACCACCCATGGGCTCGAAGGGCTACGTTTATCAAGCATAAATTCATTGCTCGAGCTTTCCATCACCACAATACGATAGTCACGCTTATCCATGTCATAGACAACACCTTCCACCACGCATGCTGTGCACAGCGGATCTTGTTTCAGCCTGTCTTCCAGTGCTTGTGATAGCTTGGCTTTCGGCCACATTTCTTTAATCTCAACCACCTTGACGTTGATAAACTCACGCCAGACAGATTTAATTTCATCGTATTGATTTCCCTCAGGATAGATGTAATCAACGGGCGCTGCTTTAAACTTCAACGGACTTTGCGGATCATTACTCGGCACGATCATGAGCGCACCCGTACCAATGCATAGATCTTGCAGCACTTCTGCGATGACCAGTGAAAAGTTAGAATCATTCAGCGATTGAAATATAATGTCGGTGAAGTCTTGCAGATAAGTATTGAGGACTTTCTTTTCTTCCTCATCCACAACCGCATCGCCGGCTTCTAATCCAAACCACTGCTCGCCTTGCGGCATGAGTGAACCTTGCAACCTGCTGACCAGACGACGCAATGCGGTGACTGCGGTGATATCATAACACTGCAGGTTCTTGCGCTGCCCTTCGGCTGGGCGCTGAGGCCAAGGATTACGATTAGGAATGCTAAATGCATATGCTTCTTCATACAGTGAGCGCCAGTTTTCCCAATTGCCCTTCGCGTTCTGAAAGCGCTTATATAGCTTGCGTGAGTCCATTACTATCTCCCAGTTAGCTCGCCATATAAACCAGCTGGCGTTTGCGTCGCACCCGTGCTACCAGCTGTCATGCCACCACTGCCACTACCACCGAATCGCGCCCTTAACATCGCCATGGCTTGCCGATTGAGCTGCTGCCTGCGCTGATCACGCTCGACATTAGTGCGTTTAACTGCCGTCACTTGCTGCTGTGTGAGTTCTGATTGCGCTCGTCGCCTGGCTTTTTCGGTGCCGCTGGGGTCGTCCATGCCGAGCAAGCTTTTTACACCGTGTCCGCTCATGTTATATCCTCTGTACAGATTTTATACCGAACTTGATTTTATCATGATCACACATATTAACCAATCGCTTATAAAGCCGCCATGGGGTTAGTGATAGAACGTTGATACCCAGTATATACTTCGCCCATGTGACACAATTGAGCAATCCAACATAGCCAAACTGGCTCGCTGTATCGCGATGGTAAAAGTCTATCTTGAGCGCATGGTCAAGCTTGCCCATTAGCGCCCTAACAGCATCTTGCTCTGTAGGGATTGCTAGAATGTCTACCGCCAGGCGTGAGCGCACAGGATCAATCAGCATCCAGTTGTATTTATCTTTTTTTAGTATGTAGATGTGCGAGAAGTTTGGCTTTAGAAATCGTGCGATTGCGTGCTTGCCTTGTTTAAATACGATGTAGAAAGTTTCCGTGCGCTGGTCAAATGTCTTTTTGATCATAAGCAGATATCAATGTATTTATCTTTTGATTGCTGTAAGTCAATGAGTCGCGATTCATCAAGCATAGATACTTTTTCTAAGTCGTATAGTTCTACATGGAACGTTGGCTTAGGCTTGCAATATTCGTTAAACAGCTCATCAACGCGCGATTTCATTTTAGCTTATCTTCAATCGCTTCTAACTTCGCACGGAGCTCTGTGACTTCGTCAATGCGTGCAGTCTTAGCAATGATGTCGACAATCTGATTTGCTTCTTTTGCGGATATTTCACCGCTGGCAAATGCGTTAACAACAATTTCAGAACGCGCATTAAACGTCTTAGCATGAGCCAAGGCAGGTAACTTCATCAAGCGATCATCAAGCTGCACACCATCGTACTTAAGCATCATGCCAAGCACTTGTGAATTAAACGTCGTACCCTTATCTGTAAGCAGCCCATTCTGTGCCTGTTCCATCATCCACGCAGCGCGATATTGCTTAGCACGCGTAAAGGAAAGAGAAAACGCTGGGTGTTGATCACACCAATCATAAATCGTTCTTACATCCGTACCCCAATCCCTTGCCATTTGAACGGCAAATTTACCCTCACGCCCTAAGCGTTCGCAATCAGCGGGATGGAAATCAGGATTGTAAATCGGAGGTCGTCCAAGGGGCATCAACATACTCTCATATTAAGTGTTGACAATCGTCACGGGTTGATATATCATACACTTGTCATGCAGTGATCGGTTGCATCCAACCACTGAAACATTTTACTTAGGAGTCCAATACATGAACAGCTCAAACATACTACAACTAAACACTGGCGTCAACACATTAGAACAACAACTATGCGACTATCGCACGCTTGATCGACAAATTAAGGCGCTGACTCGCCAGCGTGATGCGTTGAAAAAGGTTTTAACGGCTGGCTACTTTGCAAGTAATGACCACTACACGAATGACAACGGCGAGTTATTGGCGACGTATTTGACCAGCTTGCGTGTATCGCTTGATTCAAAAGCGTTGAAAGATGCGGAACCGGAGCTCGTTAAGCAATACGAGCGCATAACCGAAGTTAAAACGTTTAGCGTTAAATAGCATGAGCTATTACCGCTGCCCAACATGCGGCGCTCTGTCATCAGGGCGCAAGTGTCAATACTGTAGGAGTAAATAAGATGTTTAGCAAATACAACGATATTAAGATTTTCAGTTATAGCTTTGGCAGTACTTTATTTGGCGCAGGTATTGGTGGATCGAGTGTCGCACATGCACCGATTGCGAAATGGGTTTTTTTATTACTCATCCCATTGGGCTTGTGGCTCATGGCACAGGAATCTCACAAAGAATCATCCCAAATAGAATATTTAAAATCCAAAGCCAATCATTGCGCCAGCTAACCACTGGCCGTGGTTACTTCTTACGAAACTGCATTAGCAGTATGACGACTAGCAACAGCACCATATCAACCTGTGTCGCACCTTTCACCAGTGAATGAAACTCTTGCTCGGACACATGCCCATCGGCTAACGCCAGCAGCAGGTTAGCCAGAAATGGTAGCGCAATCACCTTCTCCGCATTGTTTACCAGCGCATTCCATAAATCAGTTAATCGCTTCATCATCACCTCCATGCTTGCCATCATTTGCTTTAAGTGTTTGCACGCTAAACGGATCCGTCGGTCGGTGGCATTGCTCACATACCCAGTAATCGCCCTCAGGCGTCTCGGCTCGCTTGATCTTAGATTTGCAACACCTGCTATAGGCTGCCATTGATATGCTCCTCAAGCGCCGCTATGGCCGCCTCAGCGCCCTTCGCAACAACAACCGTGTGTCCGCACTTGGTTAGCCACTCATGCCAGAACTTTTGCTTTTCCGTCACACAGCCACCCTTTTGAGGCTTTATCTCAATAAATAACACACCGCCATCACGCACAACAGGGATAACAAGATCCGGCACACCAGCTTTAAGTCCAAGGCGAAGCGCCTTTGCAGCTGCTTGCGGTGTACGCCTGCCTTCATTCGGCACGGCAAATATTGGCCAACCCTTACGCTCGGCATACGCCACCACCACGGCTTGCTCATCGGCCTCATACGGCACGCCGGCGGCATTTAACCGCTGCCTGCCAACAGGCCGCCTAGAAACGCTATAATTAGCCATGGCTACACGATCTCCTTAGTGGTGCATTCGCCTATCCATGCGGCAATCGTGTCGCTATCGTCCGATTTGGGCGCTTCCGTCTCCAATATAGCCGGCGTCCCTGATGCATAGAGCGCCTTAAGGTGTTCAAGCGTCTTGGCCTTGTACACCTTTCCCCTGTTTTGCCATCCTAGCGTTTGTTTGGTTTCCATGAGTATCCTTGCTCATTGTGTGCTTAATGATGAATCCACTGGGGTCACGTTCTCCCCTATCCATTTCATCATAGTATAATTTGAACAGGTTAGGAAATGATCCGCGAATTTTAGGCCATGGTTTTGCGTCCGGATTAACCCTGATCATTTTTTCATCCCATTGAAACATTTAATCGCTTCGTCCAAACTTTCCTCACTCTCGCCACATTCAGCCACTTGGTCACGGGCATAGTCATCCACCGAATATCCCTCCACCCCCGTTCCACCTTGTTGCTCACAAACTGTACGTATGAGTGAGGTGAGATGGTTGCGCTTAATCATGAGGTTCATTCGATTCTCCATTTATGCGCCATATCTTCCATAAATATCATTGATTGCGAATCGCCCTCTGAATTGTAGATAATATTTTTAATAATCCATCCATTAGGAACCTTGGCGCGCAAAGTTATCTCAGCATCACGATCGAATATTTTTTCCCATTTGAATTGCATTTTATTTCTCCAAAAGTTAATAAATACTATCTTCAAACAACATTAATTCATTCCTCACGCGCAATTTAATTCGACCAGTAACACCATTGCGATGTTTAGCAATATCCAAATCTGCCTCCACGCTATCACGGCTATCACGATGCAAGAATAAAATAATATCTGCATCTTGCTCGATGTTTCCGCTTTGCCTAATGTCACACATCATGGGGTGTTTATCATTTCTCTTTTCCAAATCACGATTAAGCTGCACCAAACAAAATACTGGCACATTCAAATCACGCGCCATTGCTTTTAGCTCGCGTGATATGTTACCAACCTTCAATGTTTCGTTTTCACCTTCTCCACCAATCAGGCCAAGGTAATCAACAAAGATGCAACTCAGTCCATGTAAGTTTTTAATCTTTCTTGCATAAGCCCGCATTTCAGCAACCGTCATCGATGGCTTATCGTTAACGAATAACTTGCCAGCCTTTAAGTGATCAGTAACGGAGGGTAATTTTTGCCAATTTTCCTCCGTTAATTCACCCCGAGTTAATTTTTGATGTGGTATTTGTGCAAATCTTGAAAGCGTTCTTAAACACAATTTATCAGCAGACATTTCCATGCTAAAAAATGCAACCGGTTTTTTATTCTTAATCGCCATGTTGTCAGCTATGTTAGTAGCCAACATTGTTTTACCCATCGATGGACGCGCACCCAGCACAATGAAATCACCATTTTGTAATCCATTTGTTTTTTCGTCTAAATCCCGAAAGCCAGTTGATACGCCTGTTAATTTATTTTCCTTATTAAATATGGAATCAATTTGAGCAATCACATTATTTATTGAATTACCATAATCATTAATCTCGCTGTACATACCGTTTTCAATCTCCTCTGTTTTTTTTCTTATAAATTCTAAACGCTCTGTGACGTTTTTAAATTCATCTCTGGCGGATGATAATAGCAAATTATAAATTTTATACTCGTTACTTTTCTCCTTAACTGCTTTTGCATACTGGATAGTTTGTAAACGTGATGGACATTCCTTAACACTGTCACCCAATATTGAAATCCAATGTCCTTCACTTCCACCTTCTCGACGCTCAAGTTCTGATGACACCGTAAACATATCAATCACTGGCACTTGGTTGTTACGCATATCTAAAATGACGCGCCATACTTGTCGCGCTTCATGATTATAAAAATCATATTCTGAAATAATATCTAAAACGTCTTCCAAAATGGTGCTGTCCATTAAAACACCACCCACAACCAGCCAATCAATAAATCGCCCTCTATTTGTCTCTGTTATTTTTTTCATCAATTCTTCTGTCGATCTATCCTTCCATTCTTTTTGCATAATAAATTCCTTGTATAAAGTTTAAACATTACTTTTTGGCACTTTTACCTTTGCCATTTTGGCTCTCAATTCCTCAACTGTTATGCCTAAATTTTCAGCAACCCTTACTGTGTTTTCTTCTTCGGTTTGCTCTCGGTATGGCTCTTGCTTTTGCTTTCCTTCTAATGCTGAGGAGGCGGAGTTGGCGTCAGCCAAAACGACGCCCTCCTCTCTAGTATCAGTCTTAGTACTGACTAGGTGGGTCTCTGTGAACCGCTTTCTAGGTCTATTTGAACCGCGTTCATTATCATTTTGAACCGCATTCTGTTCAGATTGAACCGCGTTCTTATATGGGAAATTTTTATAAAATAGCTCAAGATTGATTGAATATTGATTAGAATAATTGCGCCATGCTTTAGGTGGTCGCCAGACAGATATGTAATTTTTATGCTCAAGTAAGGCAATCGATCGTTTAACCGTACTGATCGAAATTCCAGCAATTTCAGCAATCGCTTCTCTTGAAACTCGAATGTTATTGTTGGTATTTCCGAAGACAAGCAAAGCACAAAAGACACCAAATTCATGCTTTTCGAATAAATTCTTATCAAGAAATTTTATTGATTGTATAAGATACTGCGTGTTAAACTTTGCCATACAAATCCTTAGTGTTTAAAAGTTGTTAAGACCCCTCCCGCAAAGAGGGGTTTTTATTTTATGCTGTTTGCTGGATGTCCTCATCATAAATATAGAAATGCATGGGCTGGGATGGCACATCGGTAATATTCTCAACTATCCAACCATTTGTATGACGCTTAACATCTCGGCCTTCTTGCTTAAGCCATTCAATTTTCGCAGCATACGGTTGCCAATGCTTAATTATCGCATTTAAACGCGCATCTCTTGCTTTCTTACTGTCGTAATAGTTAGTTCGCACAAAAATAGGATACCTGTCTTTTTGGCTTAAAAAATACTCACTTACATATTTTACCTGCAAGACATATCTTTCTATGTTTTTATATTTTCCTTCTTCCAATCCTAAAATATGTTTCAGTGGGATAATCTCACCACCAAACCAAATATAATCGCGCATGAATATGCTCCTATGAGTATGGGGAGGTTTATTTCGTGATTCCATCTGTTATAATTACTCCTGTTAGTTAGTCCAAGTAACTAGCACCCGCCTTGGTCGCAAAGACCGTAAACAAGTGCATGGGGCGTTAGTCGCGCCCCTTCACGCAATCATAGCTCAATTCATCTTTTCAGCCAAATACTTAGCAATCGCTTTCAACACTAATCGCGCACGCTCACGCTCCAGCGGTGGTTGGCGCTCATCGTTTGCAATACGTGTGTTTAATTCTTGGTAAGATTGCATTAATTCTATCAACGTCATGTTTTTGCATGGTTTATACATCATGAAATCCTTTTCATTTTGCGATAATGTCTAGTTATCAACAGAAATTGTGGATAACTACGGTCGCCACTGCGACATGGTACGCTGACTGTATAACACCTCCGAGCGATAACAATCATGCCAGCCTAACGCGAGATACCTCATTGCATCCGCAGCGTGCGACGCCCATGAATGCTTAGGCTTATTGTCATCCGCATATTCATATTGCTTCAATGCATTAATACCATGTTTGCACTGCACTTGGTCAAACTGCAATATCGGGAAGATACTTCTTACCGCATTAATACCATCCATGATGGATATGTTAGGCACGACTTTAAAATAAAATCCACGGCTAGCCGCTTCATCAATTCTAGTGCGGCCGTTCGTCCATTCCTGCACCTTAATATCATGCGGCGCGAAATTAATGCCATTCTTGCAGCGTTGCCTTTCCATCCATCCCTTAGCATAACCAATATAATGATCCATGCCTTGACGGGTATTTTCATAATAATGGACAACCCAAATCTTGCCCTCAGCCGCTTGGAAAAACCAAATGGATGTGGCATCCCTGACACCAATATCCCATGCGGTGTGAATGGGTAAATCAGACTTTGGCTGGAATGTGAGAAACTGCTTATTAGCCATCGCTTTGGCGATCTCCTCCTTGTAGACAGCGCCCACTAACGCAGACTCGAAACTTAAAAAGTACTCTTGCTGGATTAGCTCTTCTGGTGTACCCGAACGTCTGCGCTCTTCGATTTGTTCCATAGTAATAATCGGCGAGCCGTCTAGTTTTTTAGTCTGCGTAATATCAAGCTTTTGCACAAACCATAATGGATTATCTTTATTAAGATCGTATAACTCATACCCATGGTTGTATCCCCGACTTGTGTAAGGGAACCAACCAAAGCCATTGTTCTCTGTTAATATCGGCGACAAGTAATGCCACGCTAAAGGATTCTGTAATGAATACTCATCAAAAATAATCCCCAATGGATTGCCACCCATGAGTGCATCATAACGATCTGACCCACCAATATAAATGGATGATCCGTTGATCAAATCAACACGCATCTCTGTGTTGTTCTGGCCGGCTTTCAGCTCTTTAGGAACGTGATCCATATAGCGCATACCATCACTATCCACATTATCCCAAATAGCACGACGTGCTTGTTTAAGCTCTGGGAAGCAATGATAGTAATTGCCAACACGTAACATGCCGGCAATAATTAAGCGGTTTAGGGATGTTTTGGATTTGCCTGCTCGGCGATGAATAAGATCAATGCCAAAAAGCTTCCCCTCAATAAATTGCGCTCTCAGGGAAGCTGACTGGTAATGCCTTGGTTTAAACTTATAAGGCAGTTTGATTAGCATTGTTAAGCCTTAAAATGGCAAGTCTTGGTCAAAGCCATCATCCTCTGGTGCTGCTGGTACGGCTGTTTGCGCTTGTTGCAAACCATCAGGCTTTACAAAATCCTTGACCACATTTTTAGGGAAATAGTTAGTACCAGGTTCTGGCTCTTCAACGATGATCTTGCAATGCCCTGTCTTACCAACACACATGCCAGCGTCAAGCTTGCCAGCCTTATAAGCATCCTCTAATCCAACGCGATCGCAAAAATGTTTCAAAAGGAATAAGTAATTTGCGCTAAGGTAACACTTTACTTCCTTACCCTTAACATCTAATTCCAGCTTAATAGAGTGATTGCCGGTCGTTTGTGATGTATGTGGTGATGCATTTTTTACTTTAAACGGATAGACGCCTTCAGGTAATAAATCAAACAATTCGTTCTCATTTTTGGGTGTAAACGATAATGACATTTGGTACTCCTATTTAATTTCAAGTTTAAGTTTGTGAAATAGTTCAACACCATCAATGGTTTTACCTTCTTTGATAGCAGATTTAATCGCCGCTTTATCCACACGCTTAACCGGCTTTGGTGTGTACTCATACCAATAGGCGGCCGGTATGGCTTGCTCATTGACGATCTCAACAGACGGTGGATTATGCTTAATATTGATGGTAAATAACGGTGACTTTGTCACCTTAGCAATATTGCATTCTTTCATGCACGCGATTAACCATTCTTTTTGCCTGGCAATGCGATCATCTAGCTTGAGAAGACGGACTGACATGGCATCCATCGCATCATCAACCGCTTTTGCTTCGGCTTCCAGATTCTTAATATATTTTGCGTGCTCGATACATCGAT